TCTGGATCAGGCTTTACACAAACTGATACAGATACAACTCAAAGATCAGCAACAAGTCCTGTAGAAGCATATACTGAGAAACTTGATTTAAGAGTTAGAGGCAGAACATTTGCTCTTAGAGTTGAGTCTACTACTGTAGGAACAAAATTTAAGTTAGGAACACCGCAAGTACATGTGGTGCCAGATGGAAGAAGATAATGTTAGTTGTAGGTATACCACAATATGTTCAAGGTCTTACAAACGCTAAAGTTGACTTAACAACAACTGCTGAAACAACTGTATATACAGCGCCTTCTAACGCAGATTTTAACTCTTCTGTTGTAAGTAGTATAATAGTATCTAATGATTCTGGCAGTGCAGATACAATAACATTAACGATTACTGGAGATGGTTTAAGCTCAACTGGCACACTTACTGGTCAGGCATTTAGTTTATTTCAAGTTAAAGCGGTTGCAGCAAATACATCAATAGAACTGCTAACAAGAGATTTAGTATTACAAAGTGGAGACATATTAAAAGCAACAGCGGCTACAGGTGGTAGATTGCATGTTATAGCAAGCATACAAGAGTTTGCTTTACATAGAACGCCACAAAGCGCTTTATAATATGTTTAAAGCTTTGGTAACTATGTGCGTAATTGGAGCGCCTAATAGTTGCGTAACATTAGAGGATCAGTATGGACCTTATGAAACAGAGTTTGATTGTAAACAAAGAGCTTTGGCTATTAGCAGACAAGTTAATAGGTCATATCCTTTATGGAAACCATTTAGATATCAATGTAAAAAACTACCAGCAGGGAGATTAAAATGGAAAACATGGTATTAGATGCTTGGAATGAGCTAAGTTATGTTGAAGGCGTTTTATTTACTGTCTGGTTATTTGTGCTTTATTATGGCAAAGTATGGATAGACAGCAAGTTTAAAGGGAAGGAATGCACATGCTTACGGCGTTAATAGGACCTGTATCTAATCTTCTTGGTAAGTTTATAGAAGATAAGGACATGAAGAACAAGTTGGCACATGAGGTGGCAACTATGGCAGAGAATCATGCACAGGAACTGGCAAAAGGTCAGTTAGCTATAAATCAGACTGAAGCGAAACATAAATCGATCTTTGTTGCCGGATGGCGCCCCTTTATTGGTTGGACATGTGGTATTGCCCTATGTTGGCATTTCGTGCTTGCGCCCGTTACTATGTTTGTGTGTGCTTATTTAGACGTGGTTATACCAGAACTGCCAAGTTTTGATATGGGTTCACTTATGACGGTTTTGATGGGGATGCTTGGTTTGGGAACACTTAGGACATATGAAAAGCAAAAAGGATTAACTAAATAATGTTGTGGCATTGGCTTACGTTATCAAAGTTTTTTAACAAAATAGGTAATTATTTTTATTACAAACATGTAAACTGTTTAAGAAAAAGACAAGGGAGATAATCTTGGATATAGAACAATTAAGAGAAGAGATAGAAGCAGACGAGGGTAATGTATCTGAAATATACCTCGATCATTTAAAATTACCAACTTTTGGAATAGGTCACCTTGTAAAAAAGACAGACCCAGAATATGGTATGCCTGTTGGTACACCAGTAAGCAGGAAGCGTATAAACAGTTGTTTTAATGATGATATACTAGGAACAATAGAAGATTGTGAAAAATTATATAAAGATTTTTATAAGCTACCAGAAGAAGTAAAATTAATATTATGCAATATGATGTATAATTTGGGGTACACAAGACTCTCAAAGTTTAGTAAACTAAAACTGGCTGTAAATAAAGGTGATTGGGAATCTGCATCAAAAGAGATGCATGACTCAAAATGGAGAGTGCAAGTGCCTAATAGAGCAGAAAGATTAATAAGCAGAATGAAAGCAGTAGGAGCGTAATATGTTACCAGCAATCTTAGGGATGGCAGCATCCTCATTAATACCAGCAACTGTTATGCCTGCCTTTATGGCATCTGCTTTAGGAACGGGGATAGGAACGTTATTACAAGGTGGTAGCGGACAAGATGCATTACAGAGTGCGGCTCTTGGTGGATTAGGCGGATACTTAGGCGGTCAAATGGGTGGCGGTATGCCGGGTACATCTGATGCATTGGGTAAAATGGGTCCACCTCCTCCACCTAATGCTGGATTTGGTTTTGATCTTACAGGACCAGCAGGTGGCGGCTTTAGTGGTGTAGGCGGGTATGCTCCAATGTCTGAAGCTGGCGGTTTTATGTCAGGTTTAACTAGACCAGAAGCAATAGGAGCAGGTCTTGGTGGTTTAGCAGCAAGCTCAATGCAAATGCCAGAATACAAAAAACCAGAAGATGATCCTGTAATGCCAAGAGGGATGCCTATTAAAAACACATCAGTGTTTCCTGAGATGGGTTATGACGGAGGCAAAAAAGGTGAGTTTGATTATAGGATTGCAAAGAACTATGCAGAAGGCGGCCCACTAGAAGAAGAGGGTATGTCTCCTATGGATATGGGTCTTGGTGGCATGACTGAAGATGGCATGAATGACAAAGAGCTAATAAGTGGCGCTATAGACGTTATACAAGGCGAAATAAGCGACCCTGATCAACAAAAAGTAATACTAGCACAGTTTGTATCACAGTTTGGTCAAGAGGCCTTACAAGACCTTGTAGCAAGAGTTCAATCTGGAGACATTCCAGCTGGTCCGCAAGAAGGAGATGGTAAGATAGAAGGTGCTGGTGACGGTATGGCAGACATGGTTCCAGCAACTATGGAAGGTGATCAAGATGTTTTACTTAGTGACGGGGAGTTTGTTGTTCCTGCTGATGTTGTTAGCGGTATAGGAAACGGCTCATCTGATGCAGGCTCTAATAAGTTAGAAGATATGATGGATAGAGTTAGAGAATTAAGAACTGGTGGAACTACACAGCCACCTGCAATACCTGACGAGATGATGTTACCTGCATGATCTTTACAGCAATACCTAGAGAAGCTCTAGACGTTGTTTGGCAGGATGTAGCTTCGATGCTTGCAAAGGCAGTTGCTACAAGTAATGGTAAGTTTCACATAGATGATATTTACCGTGATATAGAGAATGGCACTTATAGTTTATGGCTTGCTATAGACAAAGAATTAGAAGGAAACAAGGTGGTAGCTGGTATAACAACAAGAGTAATTGCATATCCTAACAAGAAATCTTTAGCTATGGATTGGATAGGTGGCAATAGAATGGCTGAATGGATGCCACTTGCTATGGAAAAATTAACAAAATTTGCTACAGACTGTGACTGTTGTGCTTTAGAGGGTTATGGTAGAAAAGCATGGGGTAGAGTATTAAAAAAATATAACTGGGAGCCAGATTATATTGCTTACAAAATGGAGATAGATAATGGGTAAAGGTTCTAAGGCACCGCCACAACAAACAGAGCAAAATATAGTACAAAGTAATTTACCTAAATACTTTGAGCCATATGCCATTGACATGATGAAAAGGGCTGAAGCTGAGTCTAAGCGTGAATACACTCCATATGAAGGACAAAGACTTGCTGATGAGAATACAGATACCGCAAGATCAAGAGAAATGGCAAGAGCGGCTGCAGAAGGCGGCATAGCTGGATTAGATACTGCTCAAGCGGGTACATCTGCTGGTATGAACAGAGCTTTATCTGGTATGGGATATCAATCTCAAGATTTTGATTCTGCACAAGCTCAAAAATATATGTCTCCATATTTACAAAACGTATTAGACGTACAAAAAAATCAAGCTGTATTAGATTTTAACAGAGGCCAAGCTGATCGTAACTTTGCGGCTAATCAAGCTGGTGCATTTGGTGGCTCTAGACAAGGTGTTCAACAAGCATTAGCAGGTGAAGGTTTACAAAGACAACTTGCAGAAATACAAGCTACAGGTCAGCAAAAAGCATTTGAGCAGGCTCAACAACAGTTTGGAGCAGACAGAGATGCTAGAGCGCAAGCAGAAAAAATGGGTTTATCTGCCGCAGAAAGCTTGTCTGGTCAATCAGCGCAGCTTGCTGCACTCGGTGAAAAGGCAAGAGCAGGTGATATAGAGTCAGCTCAATTACTAGAAAAGATATCAAAAGATAGAATGGCTAGAGAGCAAGCAGGATTAGACTTGTCATATGAAGATTTTGTAAGACAAAGAGATATGCCAAGAGAAGACCTTACATTCTTATCTTCAATATTAAGAGGTGTTCCAGTTCAACCGTCTACAGAGACAACCAAGCTACAAAACAGAGACCCTTTCCAAGACTTATTAGGAACAGGTATAGCTGGTCTTGGTTTATATAAAGGGATAACAGGATAATGATGAATCTATTACAAGTTCAAGATGATTTAAAAAACTTCTCTCAAGATCAACTTGTAAAAGAAATGCAACAACCTAGTGGAACTACACC